TCCATCACGGCGCGGTGGGCGACCTGCTCGGCGCACCACTGCTCTATGTATCCCTCGTCAGGCGTGCCGTCAGCGTTGCGGGAGCCCGGCCCGAAATCGACGGCCTCCCAGGCGTACACCTCGTCACCGTCGACTAGCTGCACGTCGAGCAACCACCGAGGATGATTGCGGCTCGCGCTGATTGTCAAACTCATCCGAACGGGCTCCCGGACGCACTGCCATAGAACCATATCGCCTTTGGGTCGGCGGTGGCTAGCGTGCCTCCGTCACCGGCGTCACCGTTGTGGTCATGAGACCCTCCGACAAAGTTGAGATTTTGTAGGATGTGGGCAAGCCACTCTGCAGCGGTCGGGATGTCCCCGGCTTCGAAAAGCTCCTTGTCCATAGTCGTCCAGGTTTTGTCAGGCTCACTGGGCATTAAAAGGCAATCCTCCCGTTCCCGGTGCCAATCGTGCTCAGGGTGCCACCGGACTCGATAATGAAAAACGAGCCGACCGCTAGGTCGACCTGGAACAGAGTCCATGATACCCGACCGAACCCCGGCGAAATATCCCACTCAATCGCCTCGACGTGGTAGGTGTCGTTGACCTGCGTCGGGTAGAGCCCAGTCGTGTTGGTGAGAGTGATCTTCGAGCCAAGCTCCGCGCTCAGTAACGTATTCGCCGAGGTGTCGTCGCCAACTCCCTTGGTCACCTTGATTCGCGGGCGTGCCGTGCTCAGCGCGTTGGCCCGGAAATCCGCGTAGTCGGCGATAGTCTGGGAGTCGTCGTAATACTGCCACGTATCCTGGAGTACCTGGTTTGTCACCACCGGCGACGCCACGGCTTTTTCGTAACGCCGTTCATCGTTGGCCTCCCGCACTGCCTGCCCCCGTATCTGCATTCCGGCTTGGGACGGGCCGCGCAGGAATACCGCGGAGCTGTCCGCGTTCGCGAACGTGATGCTTGCGCCGCCGCCGTACTTGGTTATCGAAGACACGCTGACCTGTGCGGTTTTGTCTACGCCGCCACCGCCCGCGACCGTGTTTGCCGTGTAGTCGGTAGAGCTGGCGGGCGTGACCACGGCTTTGCCAGCGTTCGTAAATTTGACATGGATCGTGTTGTCCGGATGAGTGCTGCCCGACTGCAACTGCCGGTCTCCCGGAGAGTCGGTGAACAGTACCGTTGTCGCGGTATCCACGTCGAGGCCGGGCCTGACGTGATGCACCTCGTCGTACAAATCTTCACGGCGCACGTCGAACCCGATGACCTCGGGGTCGGTGAGCGTGGTGAGCGACGACGCGAGACTCCGGGCGTTGCGCGTTTTGAATGTGAGTCGGCCGTCCTTGGCGGCGAAAAACTGGGCCCCAGGCTCGCTGTGAGCCGCTTCCTGTAGCGCCGCAATCGGGCTCGCCCGGTGCTGCCAGAACTGCCCGACCGTTACCGTGCTGGTGTCGAGGGCGCGGAGCCCAGCCGGCCAGGATATGTCGTCGAGTATCGTGGTGATGAGTTCGTCGGGGCGCTGCGACTCCTGGAGCGCCAGCCTCATCGACCCGAACCGCAGCCTGTCAAATGCGTCCTTTGCCTGGATGACGACCACGTTCTGGCCATCTTTGCCGATCGACTCCCGGTAGCTCGTGATATAGCCGTAGAAAACGCCGTGAGTAGTGGGGACTGAATCGGTGACCTCGGCTTTGATCACTCGCCCCGGCAGCAGCGACCCGAACAGGGCGCCGCCGCTGTTGTGCGGCGAGTAGAGGCCCGACTGATTGTCGAGCGTCACAGTCATCGAGCCGGGCGCGAATTTGTCGCCAACCTTCGTCCGGCCACGCTTCGTCCGGATTCGCAGCACGTTCGCGGTCACAGCTTCGTTGGCGTCCGAAAAACTGCCGTTATCGTTCCAGTCGACCGCGACCGCTGGCGTAAACGTAACCACTACAACGGCTCCAGTCCGGTGATTGTGCCGCCTGCGCCCTGGATGACCTGAACGACTTTGCGGGCGATGACATCGGCGTCCATCTCCAGCGTCACATCGACGGACGACGGCCCGAGCAGCCCGCTACCGCCTGCGGAATCCAGCGGGATCACCGCTTCGCGGCCTCCGGGGTTGTCGCCGATGAGGGCGAGCGTCGGCCCGGTCGTCATGCCTCCGCGAGCGAGGCTGATCGGTCTGATGTCAGGCGCGTCCACCGGGATCGTGAACGAGGGCGTGCCAAACGCACCACCTACCTCGATGGTGAATTTGAGGGCGTCGTTGATGGCGCCGATTACCGAGTTTATAGCCCCCACTGCGGCGGCCTTGATGCCGCTACCCACCGCACCCGCGACGCCTGTGAGCGCCTCGCCGATAGCTCCAGGTATGCCTGTTATCCAGGGCCAGATGTCGCGCGTCCAGATCAGTTTGAGCCCGTCCCAGAATTTGCTCATACCGTCGCCAGCCAGAGTGAACATCAGGAACGCGAGCCCGGACAGAGCGTCAACGATGAGCCCCGGCGTCGCCTTGAGCCCCGGCAAGATGANGCTGGCCCAGGTCGCTTGCATCCCGTCCCAGAGCCCCTGCATTGCGAGCTTGCCGCCTTCGAGCAACAGCGGGATAACGGCCCGCAGGAACGCCACGATATGATCCATCGTCTCCTGGAAAAAGGCGAGAAAATTGGTCAGGATGTCCTTGACCTCTTCCCACGCCTGATTCCAGTCTCCATTTACGATGGCGATAACGAGCTGGACGGTGTCGCGGAGCGTCGTCGCTATTAATTTGATGTGGCTGATCAGTTGGTCAATTATCGGCTGCACGACCGATCGGATCGTGTTAAAATTCTTGACGAAAAAAACAGCCGCCGCCTCCGCCGCCTTGCCGATATTCTGGATCGCCGGGACGAGCTGAGCGTCGACCCAGGTGCGGAACGAATCCATCGCAGCCTGCACCTGCGGAAACCGATCCATGAGGTTGTCCCAGTTTTGGATCAGCAGGACGACACCGGCGCCGACAGCCGCCACGGCGGCCACCACGGCGATGATAGGCAGGGCGGCGGCCACCCACGCGGCAGTGAACGCGACGAGGCCAATCACGGCGAGCCCGAGAACTGCGGCGAGGGCGCCGAAGGCCGCCTCTTTGTTGTTCTTGATTAGGTCGACGACCTTGACGATCTCGGGCTGTAGCTTCTCGGCCAGCTCTTTGCCTATGACGACCACGGCCTTGGCGAACGGCTCGAACGCCGGGACGAGTTCGTCCCTGATCGCGGCGGCGAGCTTCTGGAGCGCCGGGACGCCCTGCGACAGCACGAGGTTCATCAGCTTCTCGACGACCGGCGCCAGCTTCTCGCCTATCTCAATAAACAGCACCGCGAGGTTGGCCTTCAATTTGTCGACCACTGGGCCGATTCCCGTCTGCATTTGCTCGAAGGCGGTCTGGGTGGCCCCTGCGCTCGTGCCCATCTCATCGAGGGCACCTTGAAACCCTTCAGCGTTCGGCCCGGTGATCGCCAGGACTGCGTTGAGCCCCTCGACGGAACCGAACAGATCGCGGAATTGCTGCTCGGGCATCGACGCCCGTAGGTCGTCGAATATCTGCCCGGTGTTTTTGCCCTCTGATATCAGCCCCGAGAACCCCTTGCCGGTCAGGTCGCGCAGCGCCTCATCGAGCTTGCCGCCGCCCTTTGACGCCTCGACCATCGCTGCCCGTAGCTGGGTAGTGGCGACGCTGGTCGGCACGCCCTGCGCCGTCATCACGGCCAAGGCGGCGGTCACGTCAGCGAAGCTGACCCCAAGGCTCGCGGCTGTCGGCGTGACGTTGAACAAGGATTTGGACAAGGATTCAAAATCGGTCTTCCCGAGGCGGACGGCGGTGAACATAAGATCTGACGTCTGGGCGGCATTGACCGTCTCCTCGCCAAATGCGTTGACGACCGAACTGATGCCGTCGACGGCGGTGCTAAGATCGGTCACTCCACCGGATGCGGCCTTCTGGGCTGTCTCCAGGAAACTGAACACGTTATCAGCGGGGACACCTGCGCTGATGGCAGAATAAAGACTCGGAATCACCTCGTCGGGGAGCACGCCGAATTCCTTGCTGAATTCCTTGACCTGATCCGACATTTCGCCCATAGCGGTCGCGCTCATTCCGGGCACCAGTGTGAACACCTCGTTCATCTGTTTCTGGAACCCGGCGAACGCGGCCACTCCCTTGAACGCCGCGCCAGCCGCAGCGACGCCGATGCCGCCGAGCGCCAGGGCGCCGACCTGCGACGCCTTTTTCAGCGAGTCACCGGCGCTCTTGCCGATGCCCTTGAGAACCTTGGTCGCTTTGTCCTCGGCGGTGACCGTGATTCGGACTGTGTTAGCCACTAGAGGCGTCCTCCGGTGGCTCCGCTGCTAGCAGTAGCTCAGTCATCGCAACGACCCACACTGGTGCGCTCATGGCCGTCTCGGGCGTGTAGTTGAACATCTGGCAAACACTCCTGATGTACCGCGCACGCCTGAGCGCGACGGGCATTTCTACGAGACTGCCGTCATCCCTTCGGGAGCCGGGGACTGCTCGCCACTCGTCGAGTCGTTCCCTAAAGGGCCAGACGGCGACATTGCCCCCGTCCACTGCTCCATGAGGATGCCCATAAACTCGGGCGTTTGTGTCAGCATTCCCGCACCGGTAGCGGGCACCGGCTGATCGTCGTCGTCGAGGACGTTCCACTCGACCAGCGCGGCGTCGCCGAACCGGCGATACATTTCACGCTGATCTTTCGCAGCCATATCCCCGGCCTCGTTCATCTCCATGAGGTCGAACAATAGATCGCTCGACACGTCGAGGCTGAGAACGGCGGTCATGCCGTGGTAGTCGTGATCCTGGGCGAAATCGATGGTCGCCGTCTTTCGGGGTGGATGGAATCCCATGGTTGCTCCTATGTCCAAGCGTGGGCGACGGCGTTGCTGACCTCGCCGTCCGCCGTAGCATTCAGGGAGCCGTCAGCGCCGCGCGTGATCGTATAGTCCGAGAATTTGCACTCGACGGTCAATGTCTGGCTGCCGATTTGGAGCACCACCGTCCTATCGACGGCGTTGCTCCAAACGGATTCAAACACCGTATGGGCGCCGCCCTGATTGAACGCCATCGTCAGCGAGATATCGAACCCCTGGAGCCCCTGCAATCGCTCCATCGCCGATTTGTCGATGCCGGTGACATCAAACGACCCGACGGGCGTGTTGAACGTCAGGGANAGCACGTCGTTACTGATGGCCGTCCCCGAGCCCAGCTCGTCGTCGATGGTGACTGTCGCCCCGAGGGCGCTGAGCTTTGTCACTGGTTAGCTCCAGACCGGGACAGTCCCATTTTTAAGCGACATGCCGACGGTCATTTGGAACCGCCCATCAGCGCCGACGGCCCAGCCGACCGAGTCAACGCCCATCTCCATCGAGAGCGTCTGCGACTGCACGATGAGAGTGAACGTCCGGGTTCCGCTGGTGTCTTTGAACACGTCAAAGCTCCGGTCGCTCGCGGTGTTGAATTCCAGCGTGATCGAGACGGTGCCGTCAGCCCGTAGGCTCAGCCGCTCCACTGCCGATTTGTCGATGCCGGTCACGTCGACCGAGCCCCGGTCGGTGTTGAACGTCAACGCCGTGACATCGTTCTGGATCTGCCTGAGGTCGCCACCGGAATCGTCGATCCCAAGGGTCGCCCCTAGTGCGCTGAGCTTTGCCATCCGAAACTCCTAGAATGCTGGTGCCACGAGGTTGCGCCTGAAGGCGACCGCGAAGCTGAGCGAGGAGAACCCCGCGCTGGTCGTAGTGATGACGCGTATATACCTGCGGATGGTCAGGCTGGCGGATGTCGCGATTCGTTCCTCGGTGTTGTCCGAGTTAACGACAGCGAATGCACCGCCCGTTATGTCGGCCCAGGCGCTATCGTCTGCGCTGTCCTGGAGCTTCACGGTGGCGTCGGTGCCGGTGATGTTCGTCACCTGCAGGAATGCCTGGAGGCCGAGCAGAGTGGACGCGGCGCCGAAGTCCAGGCTCGCGCCGTTCGTCGCCGTGCTGTCGGTGCGAAGCCCAGCGGTCAACATCTTGCCAGCCTCGATCCCGAACCCGTTGGCCTCGTAGTTGACGCTAAACGTGAAGGCTCCGTCGGCGCCGATGCTGCCGTCGTAGTTGGCCTGCTTAGCGACGAGGCTGATCGAGGGGTCACCGACGGCCATCGCCGACCCTACGCTCATCGCGTAAATCGCCTGCACGTCAGCCGTCGGGTACAAGGATANCACCGGATGAGCCCGGCCCGCTGCCGTGTTGAAGAACGACGTAAACGCCAGCGACCCGTCGCGGCGCCCGCCAATTTTCGACGGCACACTGTCCTCGATGGACGTGGTGTCGAGCAGGTTCGGCCCGCCGCTGGCGCTGTCTAGCGATCCAGTGTCGCCGCTCAGATCGTACCCTGCGGTAAACAATTTGTGACCGAGTCCGTTGATCTTAGACACGTTTAATTGCTCCGATCTTCAGCCAGTCATTTATTGCCTTTTTGGGCGCAGCGCCGTCGCTGATCTTCTCGCCCTCGGGCCAGTGCTTGTCGCCATACGAGACTCCACGAATCACGTTATAGGTCATGGTGCGATACTCTCCGCTTCGAATTCTGCGAGGTCGACATTGATCGTGAGCACCCTGAACATCACCTGATCGGCGAGTTCCAGGTACGTTGTCTGGCTAGAGTCGTCGATATCGAGATCGGTCACGTTGCCACCCAGCGTCGAGTCGGCCCGGATGGCGGCCTGTATCGCGCGGTCAGTATCCCATATTTGTTTCTCAATGACATCCAGAGCACCGGGGTCGAGCCCCTGCGTTGACCAGTAACAGCGCACCCGGAACCGTGCCCAGACCATCACGTTGCCGCCGATAGTCGTCGCGATTTTCTCGTCGCCCATGTAAGAAACACCGACGAACTGGTTGGACGCTATCACGCGAGGCTCATGGCGCCGCACGATCTCGATCCCCGAGACAGTCTTGATCGCCGTCTCCAGCGCCGCCCATGCGGACTCTCGCGCATTCGCTGTATCAGTCATCCGTTCAGGAACTCCACCAACTCATTTGCAGTGAGCCCTTTTTCGAGCTGGCGTTTCACCCGCCGCCGCGCGTTCTTGCGCTGATTCTGGCCGACCATGTGGGCGGCGCCGTACTCTACGCGGTGATAATAATCCTCCACCTCGGCATCGCCGATGCTGGACACGTTCGCGGTCAAATCCTCGGACACTCGGGAATCACCAAACGACTCCGCGAGCGCACCCGTGCGGCGGCCCCGGCCCCGGCGCAGCCGCTTTATCACGCCGAGCTTAATGTCCTCCGCGCCCTGCTCGACTGTTTCGTTGAGCTGGTCAATCACCTCGTCTACCATGCCGCGCCCGAANAGCTTGCCCTTTACTGTGACGTTGATATCTCCGCGNGCCATCAGACGGCCATCGCGGGCGCGACCCGGAAGTCGCGGATCGTGTTGAGTATCGCAGGCCAGGACGCGCGGAACGACGACGGCCCGCCATCGGTCACCATCGCGACACCGGCGTTGCCCGAGTTCATTTCCAGGTAGATTCGCTGCGCCTCCAGCATCGTCGCCTGGACGATCTGCGCCGGGAATACGCGACGAACGATGGCCGCCCCGTCTGATATCGTCGCCGCTGTTGTGCCGTTGACAGATCGCGTGATCGTCAGCGTCTCGGTGCCGCTATCGTATGCGCTCACGTAGCACTGCTCCGACCCTGCAATGATGGTGTCGCCCACGTCGATCCCGTGCCCTGCGTCCATCACGAGGGCGGTCACGCTGGACGCTATCTCGCCGTCTACGGTGCCCGCTGCGGTGGTCTCCTGGTCGTACCCGATGATCCCTATGAGTTCGACCCTACGCGGCGACGTGGGCCAGCTCGTTATCTGCGGGGCGGAGCTACGACCGGCAACGATGTCGAACGCGCGGATCGGTTTCGTCGGGCTGGCCGACGCCTGCGGAAACGTCCAGTAGTCGGAGCCTGAGGCCATCGTGATCTCGAACGTGCCGTCACCACCCTCGTCGACCTTGAGGCTCGTGACGCTGACGACATCGACATCGGTGAACAGCCGGTNGATGTATCGCCGCTCTTGCTGACTCCAGACGGGCGGGCCGCCTGCGCCCAGCTCNATCGTCGCAACGCGGCTGTAAAAATGGCGATAGGTCTGGGCGTCAATAAACCGCGACGCCCGCTCGATGATGGTCGAAAACGTGGCGTCGGTGGTCGATGTCAGACCCGTGAGCTGTAGCTCAGTCTTTAGGNCGGCGGGGCGGGCGTACAGGTTTAACGGCACCCTTGTCCTCCGTCAATCGCTTGTCGGATTTATTCTCCGTGAGATTTGCAGAGCCCATCGGCCACGGCCCTCCGTTTGCAGTAATTCCCGGACTTTGTCGTGGCCGTACACTGCCCCGTGCTCGTGAACACCTGCTCGGGGTCGGGATTCGATGTAGTGTCCGGCTCGACGTGGCAGAGAGGGCAGCCCCAGACCGGCTTTAGGTGGTCGGCGTGGCCGACCCTGAGCTTGTCTCGCTGGGAAATCTCCAGGGTCAGGTAGTCGGCACCTACCGCCTCGGGCTCGACGAGCCCGTGCTGAGCGGCGAGATACCAGGGAATCGTTCCTCCTGCACCGACCAGGAGCGTACGCCCGCGCGGGTCAGTGCCGCCCACGAGTTTGCCGTCCTCGGTCAGACATAGGCGCTCGCCCGTGTCATTCACGTACATGTGCCCGCTGGCGCCATGTACTTTTCGCAGCTCATCGATATTCAGCGCCATCGGCTACGGGCCTTCGACATAGAAAAGTGTGACCTCGAATGTGCCGGCAACATGGTCAACGCTGATACCGTCCGGCATCGGAATCCCAGGCCAGAACATCTTGAGATCTGAGGCGTTCGCGGCCAGCTCAACAGGGATCACCTTGTCACCCGTGGCACCGGTCGCGGCGTGGACGATATTAAACGCGGCCACGGCGGGCGTGCCGTCTGCCTCCCGGCAGGCGTAGCCGACGAGCCGCAGGTCGGTAGCAGCGGCCACGGCGGCATCAACGTCAGATGCGACCGCCACGTTGAGGTCATACTGCATCGGATAGGCTTGGGCCATCGGGCCCTCCCTTCAACGTGAACCGGGCGGCGCCATCCACACCGCCCAGCTCACTGCTAGGTGCTAACGGTTGGCCCACATCGAGATCTGGCGAATGTCGGCAGACTTCGTTGCAGCGGCGTTGCTCTCCAGGTAGACGACCGGCGAGCATTCCTCGTCGATGTCGAGAGCAATGGCCGTGCTGTACACCTGCGCTTTATCGACGAACATCGTCGCGTCGCCGTCAGCCGCGATCTCGACCCGGAACCGCTGCTCAGTACTAGCAGCCGCGAGGTCGGTGGACGTGTCGCCATCGGCGGTCAAGTCCTGAGTCGCGGCAGCGTTCGACTTGTTGTGGACGCCGAAAATGCGGTCGGCATCGGTCAGACCTGCATCCATCCAGAGCCCACATAGGTCATCCTGGACGAGCGTGGCGACCGTTGTGGCGCCGGTGACCGCAGGGTCAAGGGCGTCGGCAGCAGTGCCAAGGAAACCGACGAACAGGGCACGAGCCGTGATCGCGGATACCATCGTCAGGGTCACGTCGATGACGAGGATCTGGTGCTGGTCGGGCTGCATTACTCCCGCCGCCATGCCGAGCGCGAGCGTATGCGCCGCCTCGTTGGTGGTGGTGATTCGCATTAGCCCGGCGCTGCCCTCGCCTGCGGCCTGAGCCACGGCGCCCGAGTCGGTTTCGGCGACGCCCTGTCCGAATATTCGGAGCCCGGAGCCCGCGACGATTGCAGCCGCGTCGGTATCGGCGACGGCCTTACCTACGCCGTCACGGAAATCAGTATGAACTCCGAACAGGTTGTGCTGGTCGAGGTTGATCGGCGTGAAATACGGCGACGCCTTCGTGCCCTCGTTGACGTAGAGCACGCTATTGGTCGTGTCCCAGAGGAGCCCGCCCGCGTCGATGACGTTGACGAGCGTGCCGGACGTGCCGGACGTGGGAGGCCCGGCGTTCTGCCAAGAACGCGGGCGACTGTTGATTATGTTCGCAATCGGGCTGGGTGCAGCCATTAAGCTCTCCTACCGGTAACAGGGCCGAGCCGAAGCCCGGCCCTGTGTCGTAGTTCTCAGACCGGCTAGATGCCGGTGACGGTTGCGAATGCAGCCGGTCGGAAATGAACGAGGGCGGCCCGGATGCCTGCGCGGATAGTCACGCGGCCATCGAGGAAATCGTCATCGACGAAGCCAGTTTTGACCTCCATCGCCTGCCGGACGAACAGCCCGGAATACGTGGCATAATCGCCGACGATGCCGGTGTTCTCGGTCTGCGCCGAGGTGGAAATGACCGGGAGTCCCCAGAGTCGCATCGGGCCAGCGTCTGCGGGAGATCCCCAGATGTAGGCGCCGTCAGCGGTCTGGAGCAGACGGATCGCCTGCCAGTCGTTCGGGTGCATGATGACGACGTTCGGCTGGGCGCGGCCCGTGACTTTGACCGCCGTTATCGCCTTGTGAAAAGCATCAGGACGGTTGTCGGCGCCGAGCGCCTGTGTCTGAATCCCGGTCACGTTGTTCGTGCCCTCTAGATTCGGCGCAATGCCGTCACCCGTCAGGAGCTGGCCGTCGAGGCGCTGCCGCACCATGAACACGAGGCGCCCGTCGAGGTACGAACGAATACCCTGTACGTCGGCGATCTGCTCGTCGGTCACCGGCAGGGATGCACCAATCGACCGCACGGTGCTCGTGCGCTCAGTGAGCGACAGGGCGACCTCAGCGTATGCCGCGTTCTCATTCCGCTCGGCGGCGTTGTTCGTGAATGTCGTCTCCTCCATGTAGACCACGGCAGCCATTCCGGTCGTGAACACCGGAACCGCGTCTGCGACTTCGATCTCACGCTGTGCGTCGAGCACTACCCGACCGATGCGGAGCGATTCAGGCGCCCAGCCAGCCGAGGTTGTGAAATCGGTCTTGCGCTCCAAGAACGCCTTAGCGTCGGTGCCCTCCATCACGAACGACTTTTGAGTCTTCTGACGCGCCGCCTCCATCGCAACGTCGGACTCGGTAAACGCCTGCCCGATGGTCTTGAACCCCTCGGGGCGCCCGGTCATTTTCGCTTGGCTGCCGCCCGGCATGAACTTCGCGGCGTCCTTCGGGTGCTCGTCAAGCCACTCGGCGACCCGTTCAGCGTTCGCCTTCGCGGCGTTGGCGTTGTCGAACGTGGACATGTGCTCGCCGATGGATGTCAACTCGTCGTTGACATTCTTGATCCAGGTTGCCATCTGCCCGTCGTTCTCGAACGACTGGCTGGTGACCTCGCTGGATTTGAGGTCGGGCGATTCTTTGAAAATTGCGGCGAGCATGTTAGCCCGCTCGGACAGTGCCTTGCGCGTCTGCTCCTGGCTCAAGCCAGGGATCTGCGCGGGGGTCTCGATGGTGACGTTGAACGCCATTTTAAGCTCCTTGTGCCTCGAATGCCCGGAACCGAAGCAGCTCGTGCATCAGTGCCGGGTGCGAATCTTTAACCTCTTCAGGGGTCAACGTGTCCAGAGCCGTCTGGATGTCCGCCAGCGAGTCCGCCAGCTTACCCAGTGTCTCCCGGTTGGCCTCCGACAACGAGCGCCCGTCGTGGCCGCGCAGCTCCGCGCGTGACTTGGCCCTCGCTAGGTACTCATTAAGCGACTGCACCATCGCGTCGCTGTGCTCTGCGAACGTCAGCAGGTCGCCGCCGCCCTTAATTCCGGTCGTCCTGGTGTTCACCCCGGCGCCTACTAGCACCGGATCGACGCTGAACACGTCGATTTTTTCCAAGAACCGCACCGGCTGGTCATCGTGCTCGCCGAATTTGAATTCGGCCGCCTTGAAGATGAACGACCACTCGCCGAGCCCTTCGTCCGCGAGAGCCTTGATGGTGCGGTGCGCGGCGTCTCCCTGCGGCGTGTCGAGGAAAAATTTACCCTCGACGCTGACCTCGTCCTTGCCCTCGCGGATGGTGGCGCTGCCGATAGGCAAGTCGCTCATCTCGTGCTGCCACGCCCCGACGACGACCTTGGTGCCGTCGGCGAATGCGCCGTCAAGCGTCACGTCGCCGTCTTTGTCGATCACATTTTTGGTCAGAAATACGGCGGAGAATTCCCCGCTGTCGTCGGCCTTTAGCTCGGCCCGGATCGACTTGCGCTCGCGCATAGACCACGCTCCACGTTATGGGTCGCGATCTCCGTTATCCTGCACAGTGTCGGACGCGGTGCGCGTCGATGTCAACGACGCCGTCCACCTGGAGTTTGACGGGCGGGTGCCCGCCTTCGCCGATAATCACCTGGAGCAATATCGCGCCGCCCTCGATTAGCTCCCTGCGCTCAGCGGGCGTCGGCCTCCAGAGCGTCGTCACGACAACGCCGTCGAGAGTCCGGGCGGGCGTCGTCGCGAACGCCGACTGGTCGCGGGCCATCATCAGCGGCATCCCGTATCCCTGCCCTGGGTCAACTGCCCTCACTGAGCCCCGCCATTCTCGACGCTGTCGCCGGGTCGATGCCTGTTGCTACCAGCGCAGTGACCGCAGCGGCCCGCGCCGTCAACCGGCTGACCTCGCGATCCTCGTCGGTGGCCTGGGCGAGCTGGCTGAATACGGTCTCGTCGTCGCTGAATGGCGCCTCGTCGTTCTGCGCCAGCACCCGCTCTACCGAGGTCATGCCCGCCGCGAGGCTGTTGCGCTGGATCGCGTTCTTGTCACGCGGGCTCGCGCTGAGCATCGCGTCGTGGATGAACCGCGCCTGGAGGTTGCTGCTGACGTGGCGCAGGATGCCGGACTCGATAGCGGCCTCGAAACGCTTGGCGATGGCCCGGATCGTGAACCGCTCCAGACCTCGGGCGAACTCGGCGACGCCGGTGCCCCAGCTTGAAGCCTTGTCCGCCATGCCCGCGACCGTCGGCGGCACGCGCCAGAGGGCCATCGTCACGTCGAACACGTCCTGGCGCTGCGCGAGGAATTCACTGTCAGCCATGCTCATCGTCATCCGTTCGAGCTTGACATCCTTGCCGCCGATCACGACGACGCCACCGGCGCCGGCGCCGCCGCCGTGCGCCTGAGTGATGCGCCCGCCTAATTCCTCAGCGACCTCCGGGCTGACTGTCTGGTTAGCCGTCAGGATCGCGCTCGGGTTGAGCCCGCGCCTCATAAGGTTCGCGGCGGTCTGGTCGTACGCCTCAGCGAGCCCGAGCAGCCGCGCAGCGGCCTGAACGGGCGAGATCGGCACCATATCCCCCGCCAGCTTGTAAAACGGCACCATCAAGAACTCGGGCCGCTGGCCGGGCCTGTTCGTTAGGTGCTGACCGCTGCCCAGCATCAGCACCCGGCTGCCCTCGGCGCCGCGAGTCAGGGCGCATCCGGTCGTCTGGAGCGGCCAAATTCCGGTCAATGTGCCCCGGTTCGTCCAGTCCAACATGGAGTACGAGACACCCGTCAGTGTCATCTCCATCGACATCGACTGGATCGTGGTCTGCCAAGTGTCGTCGGTGTTCGGGTCGCCCCATAGCGGGCGCACGGGCGCCGGACGTTGTGGCCGGCGAATCTTGTCCTCGCGGGCGACGAGGCGCAGCGGCAGGGTCGAGAGCTCGTCAGCGATCAACGTGTTCGCAATCCAGACGGCGGACATCCGTAGCGACCGTTCCCGGCTATCGCCGCCTCCGACCGCGATGCCGTTCAGCATGGCGGCCTCGTGGTCGATCTGTCCCTGCGTCCCACTGAACGCGATGTTGAACGCCTTGGCGAGTGCGGGCATATCTATCCCCTAGTGTTGACCGTTAACAAGATGTAAGTCACAGCGAGCGTAACACCGGCCAGCGGGTGCCACCACCACGCGAGGGCGCCAGACTGCGCCGCGATTGCGCCGATCTCCAGCACCCAGAACACCGTCGACTTGGGTATCAGGAGCGCCCGACAACGTGCGCCGACAGTTCGGGCGTATCGTCCAGCTCGTCTTCGTACTTCTGCCATGCTCGGAACCCCTTAAGGATCGCAATCGCGGCGTCGTTCTGAACGCCTCGGGCTGATTTTTCTAACATCTCGCCGCCGCCACGGGTCACGTAGGGCACTGACCGCTCAATGTGCCGGGCGACCTCGGGGTCGCCCTCGTGGTGGAACCGCCCGTGAACTAGCATCTCCCACGCGGCCTCGGTCGGCGGCACCATGTGCGCCGGGCTGTTCGGTATGTCCACCATCGGCAGCCCCTCGGTCAGCTCAAGCTCCTTCGCCTCCCAGGATATGAACTGGGGATCGTAGCCGACCGCCTGCACGTCGTACGTCTGGCAGGACTCGCGGATGATGTTCTGCACCTCGCGGATAGGCGGCGACCACCCAGGGTCGGGCGTGCCGTCCGGGGTCAGCGGCGCCGCCCAGATCCACACTTTGACATAGACGTGGATCGCGGAGCCGTCGTCCGGCGTCTGCCAGTAGAGCAGTGCCAGGGCGGTGCTGTCGGTCTTGGTCGAGGCGTCCCATCCCATCGAGCACTCGGCGCCCTCAGGGATAGTGAGCGGCCCGACGTTGCCCGCCTCCCATACTCCGAACGGCAGCCAAGACTCGTCGGTCGATGTCCACTGATTGAAATAGTATCTGAGCATCTGGTTAGGCTTGCGGTGCCGGGCCTCGTCCTCATAGAACGGCATCTGCACGGTGACGCCCATGCTCGGGTTCGCCTCGATGAGCCGGTCGAAGTCGCGGTGGTCGACCTCGCCCTTGACCTCCCACGCCCTGAAGAAGAACGTCGGATCGTCGGTCTTGCCCTCTTCGACGCTCAGCCCGTACTCGTACTGTTCGTAACAGGTGGAATCCTTGTCGTATCCCGCCGTCGTGATCTGAATGAACATCGGCTGTTCTCGTGCGGCGAGCCCGCCTCGGAGCATTCCCCATGTCTTTACCTGTAGCGGCAGGGTCCACTCGTGCAGCTCGTCGGCGATGGCGACGAACAGGTTTTGGCCGTCGAGCTTGCCGCCGCTGGCGGGCACGCGCTGGATGAATGCGTTGGTCTGCCCTCGCGCGGTGATGCGGCTGATCGAGGTCTTGACCATCGGGATGAGGTCTGGCCCCTTCTCGGCCATCGTCTTGGCGGCGTTGAAGACGAGGTCGGCCTGCTTGTCCGCNGCNGCACANACCGCGATGTTGGGCGACTGCTCGCCGTCCGCAACGAGGAAAAACAGGGACAGCGCGGCGGCCATCTCAGTCTTGCCCTGCTTTTTGCCGACCGTGATGTACGCCGTCCGGTAGCGGCGGCGCCAGCCTCCAGCGACCGCGTCGTCGGGCACCAGCTCGAACAGGTCGATGATCAGCTGCTTCTCCCAGCCGAGCAGCTTGAATGGCTGCCCCGCCCACTTGCCGTTCGTGAAGATGCACTTCATCTCGATGAAGCGGATCACCTTGTGGCCGTCCGTGCGGAACCGGCGCCACTTGCCGTCCTCGGTCGGGTGGTACGGGCCGAACGGGTGCGGCGGGTGCGGCGGCGGCCTGAGCTGGACTAGGTTAGGCGCCGACACGGTCTAAGACTTAACCGCGATGAACCCTGCGAAGTTTAGATGACGCCAGAAGGTGTCGACCTCGGCGAACCCGACACCCCGGAGCATATCCATGTTCTGCGCCGCGCTCAACGGGACAAGCACGCCCTCTAGCGACAACCTCTTGCGCTCAATCTCTTCGCCCGTGTAGCCGTGTTCGGCCTTCATCCCCAAGTAAGTATCGACAAAGACGCTGTTCAAGCGCGGGCCGCTGCCCAGGATCTTCTCGACAACGATTAGGACGCCACCAGGGCGCGTCGCCCTGTACGCGTCGGCCAGTATTCTCCACCTGTACTCAATCGGGACGAACGCAAGAGTCAGCACGCAAAGAGTGACCGACGCCTCTGCTTCCGGGTAGCTCGTCCGCAGATCCAGCTTTTTGATCTTAACCTCGGGGTGATTGAGGAAACGGTGCCGGGCAACGTCGAGCATCGGCCCGGAAATATCGACACCTACAAAACTGTTGAACATCTGCGCCGATTCATGCAAGGGCGCAAGGGCATCGCCGCGCGAGCACCCCAGGTCAACTATCGCGGTATTCGGTTGCCGGAACTGCTGGGCCAGCTTGTTAACGGAATCCCTCATGGCGCAGTAGCCGGGGATTGAACGCTCCAGCATGTCTTCAAACACCTCTGTAACGCCTGCGTCAAACTCCCACTTTTCGCCAGGGATTGTGTGATCTATCTGTGTCATGCTTTTCTCCTTGATAGGTCGCGGCATAGGTCAAGCACCCGTGTCCGCGCTCCTCTGTTTACTTCTGGATCTCCTAGTAGTTTTTCAAAAATCCGCGGCACCCCCGCAACCAGCTGCAGGTTAGCATGATCGCGCCTGCCAATAGTCTTGAACTCAACAGGGAACGCCGCGCAGATAAAATACTTCTGCTGGGGCTTATTCAGCTCAATCCACGACTTTTCTGCAAAGCAATCAGCAACCGCTGGTTCCAAATAAGGAGCAATGAACCGCTTTCCATTCTCCTTAGCCAACTTCCGCTGCTGTACAACTCCCGCGATATTAGGCGCGGCGAAATGCTGAGCCCGGAACGCCTTCATGTTCTCCAGAGAATCACGGACGCGATAGCGTATATGTGCAGTCTTAGACACCCCACAGTGGCCGTCAGCCCCGAGCCCGCTTAACACGTCAGCCTCTTCGATCTTGGGCCAGACATTCAAAAACGGCCAGGTGCATTCAAATTGAGTTTTCTTAACGCACCCGAGGGCAACGAGGTAGTCAAGATCCTCCTTCACCGTCTCTGACTTGACCTGGCACTCGGTTAGATCCCATCCCATCTCCGCGCTAATCCGTCGCGCCTCCCGCAAGTCTATCGTCTCCTGTCCATCAATCACGAACGTATAAGCGCGGACAACCCGACCCGCCGCCGCCGCCGCCAACCCCACCGAGGTTGAATCAATGCCGCCTGAAAACAATAGAGCAACCTCCTTGCCCACCTCCGACACTGAAGATATCAACGCATCAGTTAGTCTCGTCAAGAATCTCCCCCACAGTTGCCGCGACCGCCTTCATCATAAGTGGTGGGACGGCTCGCCCCAACCGCTCCCACTGCTGCACATATGTTCCGGTCAGAATGAAGTCGTCAGGGAACGAACAGAGCCGTTGGCACTCCCGAATCGTAAAACGTCTTTTCTCGCGCGAGTGAAACGCCGCCGCAATCCCCGGCTGGCCGTGGCTCGCCTGTACCGTCGGCATCGGCTTGTTGAAGTCAGGTAGACTCATAGAAAAATACTTGTCGGACTTTCCCTCGCCCTCGCGCATCTTGTCCCACTCATGCCCGACCGCGTACTTGCCGATCCTGTTCTCAGCCAGTTCGGCCTCAGTCGGAACAAGATCGCCGATTGCATCAAGGATCGAATACCTGTGTGGCTGCGGCGCCGGATGGCGAGGGTCGAGGCCGAGGTCGTCTCGCACCCCGAGGAAGATCAGCCGCCGCCGCGCCTGCGGGACTCCCAGCCACTGCGAGTCGACAATCCGCGCCGCAACTCTGTATCCCGAGGATTTTAGCTCGCCCAGGATCTCCTTGAAATAGCCACGGGCCACCCCATCGGCAAGCCCGGCTACGTTCTCCGCAACAAATACTTTCGGCTGGACGCCGCGAAGTATCCGCACGAACTCGGAAAAAAGATCGTCAACGACCTGCGAGGTGTCGCTATATTTCCTCACCTTGCCCCATACCTCGGCGCGACGCCCTGCATTGCTGAAGGCAGCGCACGGCGGCGACCCGTCGAGGATGTCAAGCTCACCAGCGGCGACGCCCGCAAGCCGCAGAAGATCGTCGGCTGTAACCTCGCGGATATCGCGCGGATCGAGGGTCGCGCCGGGCCAGTTGGCCGCGTAGGTGTCCCGCGCGGCCTCGACGAACTCGCTGGCGTAAACAACATCGAAGCCCGCCATCCTGTACCCCAAAGACGAGCCCCCTGCTCCCGAGAACGTCGAAGCGACCTTGTAGCCATTCGGCGCGACCTCGGCAACCTCGGCCATGGACGGCACCCGGTATGGAACCCTCACGCCCACGTGTATCCGCACTTCGGGCACTCGTGCGGAGTTGGTATCGACTCGGTGACCTCGGGGAACTCGTCAGGCGGCGCAAGCCTCGCAAGCTCGTGCTCGCTGAACCCGATCACCGACAGGTCGTAGTCGCTCGCCGTCAGGGCGGCCAACTCCGACTCAAGCAGCGCATCGTCCCACCCTGCGTTCAACGCGAGCTTGTTATCGGCCAGCACGTACGCTCTCCGCTGCTCGGGCGTCAGGTCGTCGAGGACTATGCACGGCACCTTGTCCATACCCAACGTCTCGGCGGCAGCGAGCCGCCCGTGGCCTGCGATTAGCACGCCGTCCGGGTCGATCAGTAGCGGGTTCGTCCACCCGAACTCTTCAATGCTGGCAGCGATCTGGGCCACCTGCGCGGGCGAATGCGTCCGGGCGTTCGCCGCGTAGGCGGTCAGATCGGTTGTTTTTCTCTGGGTAATCTTTAGTGTCATATCTTCACGGCCTCCCTGCCGGTGAATTCCTCCCACCGCTTGACCGCCACGTCAACATAGACCGGGTCGATCTCCATCGCGTAGCACCGGCGTCCTAGCTGCTCGGCGGCGATGATCGTCGTGCCCGAGCCCACGAACGGGTCGTACACGTCGCCCTCGTGGTTCCTGATCGGGCGGGCCATGCACTCGACAGGCTTCTGGGTGCCGTGGCTGGTCGCTTCATTCTCACCGTCTCGGTCTCGATTAGCCCTTACTGAATCAAAACTCCAGACCGTCGCTTGAGACCGATCACCGATCCATCGCGCGGTTCCCTTTTTCCTCACCGCATACCACGCCGACTCGAACTGCCAATGGTAGTGACCGCGACTCATCACGAGCGACGGTTTAGCCCAGACGATCAGGGCGCGCCGGTCGAAGCCGCATTCATCCAGGTGGCCGGCCAGCGGCACGAGCATCTTGTATCCGTGCCACACGTAGGCGACGTCACCGGGGAACAGCGCGTAGGCCTCGTGCCAATCATGCCGGTCGTCATTGGCGACCTTGCCGGTGCGTTTCGCGCCGCTGCGCCACGCGGGGTCGTAGTTCACGCCGTAAGGAGGATCGGTGACCATCAGGTTCGGCACGGCGCCGCCCAGGAGCCGCGTCACGTCCTCTGCGCTCGTAGCATCCCCGCACAGCAGCCGGTGGTCTCCTAGCACGTACAGGTCGCCCGGCTTAGTCACCGGCGCCGCTGGTGGCTCTGGTACAGAGTCAGGGTCGGTCTCTCCCTCTGTCGGACTCATCAGCGCGGCCAGCTCTTTGTCGCTGAACCCGATCACGCTCAGGTCGTAGTCGCTCACCGTCAGTGCTGCCAACTCCGACTCGAGGATGGCGTCATCCCACCCTGCGTTCAGCGCGAGCTGGTTGTCGGCCAGGACGTAGGCGCGGC